AGAGGCTGAGATATTTAATGTAATGGGACAATTAAATTCATTACAAAGAATTAAAAAGTCTGGTGAATTAGAAAACAGTTACAAAGAGAAAGAACAAATAACTCAACATGGAAAACCTAAAGTTTGATTTTGTATTCCTAGGTCAATCGGTTTTAAAGTATCAAGTACCTCTTGATATATTTAGTACGATTAATCAAATATACGAACAAAATTTTCATAACCTTGCACCAGCTAATGGTCAGTTAGTAGGTAAGATAGAGAATGAACACTCGTTGTTTTATCACGGTAAAGATCAAACTAAAATGCAAAACCATAATATGTTGCCTAAAAATGTTATAGATTATTTCATGACTGTGTTTAATCATTATTTATCTTTTAATAAAATTAAAGAATATAAAACGCATTTAAATTCTATATGGGTTAATGAAATGAAACAACACGAGTATAATCCAGCACACATACATAGAGGTATGTTGTTTACTGGTTTATCTTCTGTTATGATTTTAAAATTACCATCAACTTATGGTAAAGAATACTCAGCAGAACACATACAACAGAATGGTAGACTACAGATATTGGGAGCAGCTAATGGTCAGTTTGCAAAAATAGATTATCAACCACCCATGGATCTTAGAGATTTTTATATCTTTCCATATGATATGAGACACTGTGTTTATCCTTTTAATGGAACTGATGAAACTAGAAGAACTCTTGCTGCAAACTGTGATGTAGATTTTGATCCTATTAGAAATAGAGGAGCCACGTAATGGATAAACAATATTACATAGATAATCACATAGGGTTATTTAAAAACTTTATGCCAAACGAATTGATAGATGATTATACAAATTATTTTAATAAGTGCGAGCAACAAGGTGCGGTGTACCCTAGACGTGAAGATGAAATGTTGGTATCTGATAATGCAATCGATACTATTAGAGATACTAATGTTGCACTGACTTATAACAACAAACCTTTTATAGATATGTTTTTTAAAGATGTGTATCCTTTGTATGTTCAAAAATATTCTTTTTTAAAAAAACTAGCAACACATAATATATTAGAAGTAAAGATACAAAAAACTAAAGTTGGTGAAGGTTATCATACTTGGCACTGTGAGAATGCTGAAATGAAAGCTAGAAATAGAATACTGGCTTTTAGTGTTTATCTTAATGATGTAACCGAAGGCGGAGAGACAGAATTTTTATATCAAAAATGCAGATTCAAACCAGAAAAAAATACACTATTAGTTTGGCCATCACAGTTTACACACATTCATAGAGGCAACCCACCTTTGTCGAATGATAAATATATAATAACAGGATGGGTAGAATACGGATATTAATATGATAACAGAACCACGTTGGAAATCTTATATAGTTGAGACTACACAACCAATATTTACACCTAAACAATGTCAAATGATTATTGAAGCAGGAAGAAATGAACCTAAACAAGATGCTTATGTTGGAAATAAAAAAGGTATTCAAGGTGGTGAGTTAAATACTAAAACAAGAACCTCACATATTAGTTGGATACCATTTAAAAAAATGGGTGACATGTATAAAGACATTGAACGTATTATGAAAACTACTAACGGTAATCATTTTGGTTTTGATGGAATGACTATTACAGAAATGGCACAATACACAGAATATCCAGAAGGTGGTTTTTACGAATGGCATGTAGACAATGATGTAAACTGTGCACACGAACCACCTGTTAGAAAAATATCTATGACTTGTTTACTTTCTCCTGAATCAGAGTTTGAAGGTGGGGACTTAGAATTAATGTCAGAAGGTAAAGTTG